GCACCGAATGGGTATCGCACATCGAAACACTACTGGACTACAAGACCCGCAAGCAAGAAGCAGCACGGAACCACAGCATTGTCGCTAAAGACTGGTCGATTGAAGCCCGAGCAGACGACTGGCAGGAAGTGTTCAGCAACGCACAACCAGCATGATCTCATCCATCGGCCTGCCCTCACCACGACCATCAACTACAATGTAGTCACAGCCCTCCAGTCGCTGCTCCAGCAACGCCAGCGGCTCGTCCCCAGCAATATCCTCAATGAAGTACACGCCGCCCGGGTTCATGCGAGGTAAGAACACGTCCAGTGAAGCCAACTGGTCGGTCACGAAATGTGACCCGTCATCAATCACATAGTCAAACGTCAAACCCGGCATCAGCGCATCGACCTGAGCGGCGCTAGTCCCATCACACTTGAACACGTTCTCCAAGTGGAACTCCACATTCACCAGCGTGATATCAATACCGATAATCCGGCTATTCGTGAAGAACTCATTCCACATCTTGATTGAGTGCCCGCGCATCACACCGATCTCCAGCACCGTCACACCATCAGTACGGGTCATGTACTTCTCATACGTTGGTAGGTAGTTGTGCGCCGTGCCCTTATCGCCCCACCCACCGGGAGCGGAGTAGTTAGCGTAAATATCAGTGAGCCTGCTCATAGCCGCCAATCCGTGTCCAGAGGGATATCACCGGGGTGCCCCGGCTTCAAGTCAAACGCCCGCACCTGAGGGTTCAACCCTACCCAGTGTTCAGCCTGCCACCTGTTCTCCACGCTGACCGGGGGCAGAGTCCTCAGGTAGTCACTGTTCGCCCACCAGAATGTTCCACCAAAAAACCATTTCAAATCGTCCGCCATCAGCCAGTGACACCCGGCGATATCCCATTCATGTAACGCTTCAACGGCCCGCTCCCAGCGGATGACGCACTCCAATGTCATCGACCGACGCCACGCCTTATTAATGGGGGACGGGTCGCTAGAGCCTTTCGTGTGCGCGTACAGGACTGGGCCGCTACTGAGATAGTGCGGGATAAGGCTCATCGTCTCCTGCTCCCACCCAGTACCAGTCCGCGTAACCGTGACCGCTGGTAGCGCCGCCATGATCTCCTTCTCGGCGGCAGCAATACGATCTATAGGGCCGACGTAGCCGACATAAATATTGTCAAAGTAGGAGACAAGCCCTGACCGGTGCAGAGCCTCCACGTGCTCCGCTACAGGCTCTTCCCAACCCCCGCCAGCGTAAACATGGTAGAAGTGGTCACTCATCTTCGTCGACGTCGACCATGTTCCACGCCCCCGTCTGAACCATGGAATCCAGCGAGTCCCGCCACAGAGCCTTGATACGAGAAATCACATCGTCCGCCACGTCAGGATTCCAACCCTGATTCTCGACAATGATCTCCGTCTTCAAATCCCCATACTGGACGCGCACCACCATGTCCTTCGACGCTACGCTCCTAGCCATCTCCATACCTCGCCATGCTGTCGTGGATCAGGAAGTACGCCACACCATCCACCGCGTTGTCCCGTGAGTACCCAGCCTTTGAGCGGCTGATCTTCACCAGCACCATCATCAGCGCTACGTCTTCCGCTGAAACCGGCACGTTAAGGTAGTTTCCCCACATCCCCGCTATGCGTGACAGGTTTTCTTGGTAGGAACCGTACTGATCGTGCCGGTCCTCATCAACGAGACGAATAGCGTCGACAGCGACGGTCGGGTCAATCATTGAGCCACACCTGATACTGGGCGGTGACTCGACCATCTTCTGGGTCGATGAAGTGAAGCCGCTGTGATGGGACGCCCGCTGACGCCAGCCCGACGGATGCGTACCTGTTGTCCGACTCTGTGCTCCCTGTCCCATACACAGCCCCCGCTCCGTCCGCTAGCGATAGTTGATAGTGAGTGTGATAGTGCCCAATATAGACATCCCGGAACGCCCATGGGTAGGACCCTGACCGCCAGCGGTTCACGTGGTTCACGATGGTGGTGGGGGAGGCGTACCCGTTACGCCCTATCTCGTCCCCATGTATGACAAGTGCCCGATAGTTACCGATTTCTACCTGCTGAATGTCCTCAGGGCAGTCTTCCCAGACCACGTTCTGCACGCCGCTGCTTAGTATGGTTTGGCGGGCCAACTCATACGTCATCCGGTCAGCGTTATCGGATCGGGGGACAGCGGCCCTCTTCGACCCCAGCCTGCCATGGTTGCCCCACTCTGCTACGACGGTGACGTTCTCGTAGATGCTGGCAGCGGTGAGGACGGTCTTGACGAGGAGGTTGGAGACGTTGACGAACTGGCCGAACAGGGTGGCATCGATCTCGTAGGGCTGGGTGGGGAAGTTGAACAAGCCTTCGATCATGTCTCCGCCGAGGAGAATCCAGCAGTCCTTGACGGGGTGGTCTTTCCGCTGGATGTCCGTTATCCGGGCGGCTTTACTAGTAAACCGGTCCACCCGCTGAACCATGACCTCAGAATCATAGGTTGTCGTCCGCTTCGCCCCCTGCCAGTCCGTCAAATGCCACAAGGCGGCCTCAGAACGGCCCTTACGCGCATCCTTTACCGGCCTAGGTATCTGGAGAGGGTGAGCCAAAACAGCGTCCCTAGCGGCCTCTATGACCGCCTCCACGAGGTGATCCGTCCGAGCCTTAGCCCGCAGCAAATCCTTCTGAGCACGGACCAGAGCACCCCTCAGGTCCTCAATCTCCGCCTCCCGCTGCAAGCCCTCCTCAGAAACCCGCTTAGACAGGCTCACTTCCCACCCCTGCACTCACCCTTACGGTGCCGCCTCAGGGCACTATCCCCAATCCGGTACCCCTCCTCACGCAGAATCCTCGCCAACGCCGTGTGAGAGATACGCGGATCAGCACAAGCCTTATCAAAAGCCTCCCGATCCTCCTCCGACAGCGAATCCGCCATCTGGCACGTCAAGCACCGCAACCCCATCTGAGGAGGCTCAAAGTCAGCGATCCGCTGGGACAGGCTCATACCACTCCCCCTAACACGTGTTACTGGTGAGACAGGAGCCTACTTCATCCACGAGTTAACTTCATCCTGCTCATACAGGATGTCAACCTTCCGAGTCGTCCAATCCTTATGCCTCGGGTGCCGCACCGTGTCCAGCCGCTTCTCCACCGGCCACCCACACGCCACCCCACACGCCTCCTGAAGCGCCCTCAGCGACGCCTTCTGAGCCTTCGTGAAATCCTTCTTCCGGCCCTTCGACATGATCTCCACACCCAGCAGGTAATCATTACCCATGTCGTCAGGAATGCTGAACGTCGACCACGGCTTCTTCAACCGAAACGACCCCTTACCCGCATGCCACACCGGGAACACCGAATGCACATACACCGTGCCATCCCGGTCCAGCGTGAAGTTAGCGGCAGGCACCTCGTAATGCGACTGAATAAACCGGATCACGTTATCGTTCGCGCCCCACTTATTACCCGGATTCCTCGGATCAGTCGACTCCGTAGCCGCCGCCGCAGTGTGATGCAGCATCAACGCGTCAGGCTTCCCCGACTCGCCCCGCCACGGGCCACGCCGCTTCACCTTCCAATCCTTCTGAAACACCACCCGGTCACCCAGTTCACGAGTCAAGGCACGCTGAAAGTTACTAGCGAACGTCATCACGCGCCTCCGGGGGCACAGTAGTCAGATCGTCAGGCTCCTGAGGGACAGGCGTGAGATGCGTCAACGCGGTCGCCGGTGCAATAACCGCAGCGAACAACGCAATCCACAACGGGGCAGCCTGCTCGTCGATCACCCCATAAAGGACAAGCAGCGGCACAACGGACAGGCACACCCCGTATATCCACTTCCGCCCACTCCTAGTAAACAAGCGACTCACTCGTCCTCCAACTCCAGCCGCGCCATAATCCGCTTCACGTTATTAGCCACATCAGCGAGCGATTCCCCACCATTCCGGTATCCCGGCTGGATCGGCTTCGTCGCCTTCACCAACTCATCCCGAACGATAGCGCGAGTCAACCACGAGAACCCGGCAAGGATTCCCGTGATGATCGCTATGACCCCAACAACGAGGCCAACCCATTCGCCCGGAGACATAACACGTGTTACTCAGCGACGACCGGGCTGGTGAAGTTCTCCCCATCCCACAGGTCACCCAGTCCCGCATACTTACCGCGACGGGAACCCGTGTACGAGGTGTCCACCCACGTACCGTCCAGCCCAATACTCTGGCAGTACGCGGTCACCTTCGCATCATCATCGTCCATGAACGGGATGACGATGACCTGTGTGACGACACCGTTCTCAATCTTCGCTGCGTGAGCGTTCTCGTAAGGCATTTTTCCTCTTTCCTAGATTGCGTACCGAATGACCACGATGCCGGAACCACCAGATGCTCCTACGGCTGTTCCACTTCCACCCTGTCCGCCATTACCCCTATTAGCAGTACCGGCAGTTGGCGATCCCACATTCCCATTGCCACCAGCAGCGTAAGTAACTGACGAACCAGTAATCAAAGATGCGCTACCAGTACCTCCGGTGTTACCCGACCCGGCAGCACCAGCGCCACCTCCCCCGCCTTTGAGCGTGGACGAACCCGCGTTGCCCAGCGATGCGGTACCGGCCCCCTGCTCGCTTGCGTTACCTGCGCCACCACCGGAACCACCCGGCTCTCCGCGCACAGCAATGTTATATGTGCCACCGTGTCCACCACCCGGAGCGACATAAGGCCAGACGTAACTAGTGTTTCCCTGCCCTGAATATGGCGACCCATCGGAGCCATCGCCGCCAGCGCCGACAACTACTGCTGCTGATCCTGTCGGAAGGTAGACACTTGAAGCGGCCAACATTCCACCAGCGCCACCACCACCACCACCCCAGTCGGCGTTGACGATTCCACCACCAGAACCGCCGCCCCCCACGACTAGCACATCCACAAACCCCGGAGCAGCAACCGACAGTGAACCAGACGATGTGAACGTGTGCACCCGGTACGCCTGACCATTCACACCATTCGAACCATCACCCGTGTACGTCGTCTCCGTACCACCAGACGCCGCTACACCCGCTGCACTACCGGCAATGATCGTGCGAACAATGACAATGCCGCTGCCACCAGCGCCACCAGTGGCGCTACTGGAGCCGCCGCCCCCACCGCCGCCACCAGTGTTCGCAGTACCCGCCGTGCCAGCGCTTGTTCCACTAGCACCAGCACCACCGCCACCGGAACCGGCAGCACCGCCCGTAGTGCCGCCCCCACCGCCACCGCCAGCGTAAGTAACAGACGATCCCGTGATGCTATTTGCAAGCCCGGCACCGCCAGCACCACCCGTAGTACCAGAGTTGTTGCCGCCAACGGCTCCCGCACCACCGCCACCACCACCAGCACTACCGGCACCCTGACCACCGTTATAGCCCTGGCCTGAGACACCGGGATTGACGTTTGTGGATTCTGAGCCACCACCCGAGCCGCCCTGTGAGGCGTAACTGTTGGTTCCAGCCCCACCGCCGAACCCATACACGGCATCAACTTTGCTCGTTGTCCCGGGGCTAATGTTTGACCCGGTTCCAGTTCCGCCACCCGCGCCGACCGTCACGGTGTGGGAACCCGCCTCTAAATAATGACTGATTTTGTAGTTGAAACCGCCGCCACCACCGCCGGGACGAACGTTTCCGCCGCCACCACCGCCACCGCCAACGACAAGCACATCCACCACACCGCTGCTGTTCACCGTGAGCGTGCCCGACGACGTGAAAGTCTGTACCTGATACGTCACACCACCACTCGAATACGTCGTGATCGTGCCACCCGACGTTTGCGCGAAACGACCAGCAGAAGGAGCAGTAGAGCCAGCACCCGTAGTAGTAGACAGTTTCTGGATAGACACTAGTTACGCTCCAAGTAGAAGTGACGCCTCATCAGCCGTAATACCAAGCCGCTCCAATAGGGCAGCACGCGCAGCAGCCTTCTCCGCAATCACAGACTGACGCTCAACCTCAGCAGCAGCATCCACCTCACGCTGCGCCAGTTCCTCCGGGGTAAAGTCCCGCTCCACCACGATGCCGGTAGCGGCGTCAATCTCGATAACCTGACCCATTTTCATGCTGCCTTTCCTAGGAGTTGCGGTAGCCGTAGACGCGGAGAGAGCCGGTGATAGTTGAGGAGGCGGGGAAGATGCTAACCCCATCAAAAGTGGTGTTTGCGAAAAATACTCCGTTGAGCCAAGCGGCCCCGCCTTGAGTAGTTCCCCATGCGCTAGATTGCGCGAGAATCAGAGTCCTAAAGGCCAATGCAGGCGACAGAATGTCAATGGTCTGGCCAGCATTGGTATCCCCAGCATCGCCCACCAACGCGGAGGTCTGGCTCGTAGCGAGGAGCCTGCCTTCACCCAAGGTACTGTCATATCTTCCAGCGTAACTGTAATTTGATGTGCTGTTGTCAGCGCCGGAAACGCGCATCCTGAGCCTGACGCCGACAGGAGATGCCGCTGTGCCCGTATGCGTCACGATGAGCCGATAGTTGTCATACGTCGCCGAGAAGCAGTTGTTCACCGACACACTCGACACCGCAGAGAACGACTGCGACGCCACCAGCACCAAGCCGCCAGCCGTAGTCAGATCAGACTGCGTGGCATACTCCCCGCTCTCATAGCGGAGCCCATTGATCGCCATTAGGAGTTCTCCACCCCGTACACCGAGAAGTTCACCGTGTTCGCAGACGACGACACGTTCAGGTAACGGTTCGTCGGATCCATCGTCAGACCCAGCGTCAACGCCACCGTGTCATTACCCGCAATCGTCGCCTGATACACCACATACCGACCAGCAGCGTAAGTAGCCGAAGCCGTGTTGATAGCGATCGTGTACGTCGCTGACGACGACGACGTGTTGCAGATGACGATGCTGGAGATGATCGTGGACGTGCTAGCCGTACCGCTAGCGGAGTAGAGGTTGGCTGCCGTGCCGATGGTGCCGTTGCCAGCGGCGGCAGCGAGTTGCTTGTAGACCTGTGCCATTGGTTTATGCTCCCATCAGCAGGAAGGGGCTGGTGAGTTCCAGTCCTTCCGTTGTTCCAGTAAAAGTGGTCACTCCTGACATAGTAGCGCCAGAGAGTGTCTTATTTGTTAACGTCTGGGTGTCCGTAGTACCCACAACGCTACCAGTGACCCCATGGACACTGGAGTTAGAGTTGACGTGGAGGTTAGCCTCATCAGCGTCAGTAGCGGTAAACACATGCTCAATGACAGCGTTAACACCGTGAGCCTGAACACTGGTCCCATCCGCGCCCCGACCATTCACCCCGCCACTGTTATAGACAGTGAGAGTGTTGCTCGCCCGGGAGACGCAGAGAATCTTCTCCTCCGTCGCCAGCCCCCGGTCCACGACCACGTAGAACGGCCCCACAGTGCCGTCAGGCCAGTTCGTGCAATCATCACAAGAGATCGTCAGGGCACCCGTTGACGCTGCCAGTTCAGCGGTCAGGACCGTGGCGAACGCTGCGCCCGCATACTCGCGCCTCATGCGACCTCCTCCACCACTAGTGTCAGGGTTCCCTGCCACGCTTTACCGTTAATAGTCAGTTTCTCAGGCTGCCACACGTAATCCTTCACGTGAACCTGATAAGACTGACCGGATTCCTGCAATGCGAATATCTTGCCATTGTAGCCGTACCCGAGGAGAGTATTAAGCACCGTCAGGCAGTCCCGCGTGTACTTAACCCCATCAATCTCAATCTCCTCATAGTTCATCACCGGAAGCGTCCACCGAGAAGCCCGACCCTTAGCAGGTATAGCCCTCATCTCCCAGCGAGTAAACACCGGGCTAGTCTCAGGCAAATCCGGGTCACGAATCAGCAACGTCCGCGAGTTCATCCGAGAAAACTGGTTCCCACCCAGCGACAAGTTACTCGACCGGATAGACCCCTGAATCTGCATCACACCCACCCGCTGCCACGACCCCGAATCGTAAGCAACATCCAGTGCGATCTTCCCCGTCAACGGCAGCCACTTACCCTGCACATACAAGCCCGTCTTCAAATCCTCCACCCCAAACGACATGGTGCCCTCCTTCAACCAGCCAGCATCCATGTACTCATCACTCTCAAACCACACCCCCTCATCATCAATAGAAAACACCCGCTTCCCGTCAAACGTCCGCACCGAGCGAACAACACCGCTCGTAATCGACGTAGCCGCAATATCCTGAATATAGGCCGGGGTCTGCGGGCTAGTCGTCGCCGCTGACAAGTCCAGTCGCCCCAGCCCAGCGCACGTTGTCGGGAACACCGGGACAGTCGGCGCAGTCGCACCCGTCACCGAGTACGCCGAATCCATCACATTATTCCCGTACCAGACAAACCGGTCCTGCCCCTCGAAACACCGCACCGGCTGAGACGTAGGGATGACCGGACCCAGCAGCAGGTCGCCCACATCATTCGTCGACGTCGCTACCCGCACACCCTTAGACGTGCCAATCAGGATGAACCCCAGATACGACTCAACCGTGTACCCGACCTCACCATCCGGGAGAACCGCTGCCTGAATACACGGCTGCAAGCCACTACCGTCCTGCTTAATGTTCACCCGGTGAATAACAGTCCGGTCACCCAAGCGTCCCAGCACGTAGATGCACGAGTCACCAGCGCACGCCGAGTACCAGCGGAACGCCGAATCCGGGTGCGTGTACACCGTGTTAGCGCCACCACTCTTCGGAGCCTGCTTCAACACGTTCCCGTCACCCACGAGAAGGTAATCCTTCTCCCACGCAATAAACGAAGCATTAAGCGAGTAGTTCGCTGAACCCCACTGAGTCCACGAACCCGCAGGACCCTCAATCGAATACACGTGCGTGCGCGTAGCGTCATACGCCATCACCGTAACGATGTAACCATCATTAGCAATATCAGCAATCGTGAACCCCGCTGGGGCAGCAGTAGACCCCACCGACGCCGAACCCAGCCCAGCCCACCAGTACACGCCAGCACCATTCACCGCTGCCAGATAATCCTCATTCGTCGTCAACCACAACTCGCCAGCGAACGCGTCAGTTCCCGCCAGCAGAGTTGTCTTCTTCAGCAACCCGAACTGCCACTGGTTAGCAAACGGGTCAATACCAAACGACTCCTGATACCGGTACGTCAGACTGTTATCCCGGTCAATATTCGACTGCCCCGACCCCAGATGCCACGACTCAGACTGCTGACGCCACACATCCTGAGGCAGAAGCAGCACATCCCGCTGGCTAGCGTTATTCCGCTGCTGCACCACGTCAAACGATTCACGTCGATAGTTACCACTCTCCGTATCCAACAGGTACGGGACACCCGCAATACCCACAACGGACGGGGAAAAGTTAGACAGCGGTGACGTGCCGCCCTCCCCATTACCGAAGTACGGTTCATCAAACTCGCGGGTAATCTGCGCCACTTACAGGCTCCTCACAATCGGAACCCGCTGCGTCAACCGCACAGCCTCCTCCTGCACCCGCGACTGGTAATCCCGGTCAATTCTTAGCGCAGTCTGAAGGTTACTGCCCTGCCCAATCTCGCCAGCCCTACGCGCATCACCCTGCTGCTGCACCTGACCCCGGCGCGACTCCGTGGTCTTCAACAGCGTCGACAACGCCCCCAGCGGGGGGATGTCTGTCATCGTGTCCGTCAGCCCACACACCGTTGTCACGTCATCCGTCAGCGAGTCTGCCTTAGAGAACGGAGCCTTATACACGAACTGGATATCCGTGCCGCTAGGAATATTCCGCAGCAACCGAATATACGAGTCACCCTGCGTCGGGTTAATCTGGACCCGGTATGCCTTCTCAGGTATATCCAGCCACACGTCCGTCGAACCCGGGACACGGTACCTAACCCGCAGCAGCCCAATCATGTTGAACGCTGTCGTAGGGATAGCGTAGGTCTGCCATGTCGGGTCAACCTCAGCCTCCCACACGGCGATCTTGTACAGGCCGTTACTGGGCGACGACAGGCGCAGAATCTCCGTGTTCATCGTGTCGAACAGGAACCAGTCCGTGACGCGAGGCTTAATGTAAACAAACGTGCCCACGCTCAGCGTCTCACTAGGGGAGTTGTCGTAACCCGGGATCACGTACACCGTCTTCGACGCTACATCCGTGGCCTTCACATACCACACGTTCAAGCCACCAGACAGCATCATGCCCTGAGTAATGTTCGACACGTCCATGTCCAGCACCAGCGACGTAGCATTCGCCGTGTACTGCGTAGCGACAAGATTGATCTGATCGCCCAGCGACCCGTAAGCCATCCGGCGAGTCTCAGACACAAGGTCCTGCATCGTAGTCATCTACATGCCTCCCAGCAGGAACACAGTCGGAGTCGGGTCCGTGACAATCGGCGCCCACGACGCTGTACTACCATCAGTCGTCAGGTACTCGCCAGCATTACCAGCCTGAGACGGCAGGCCACTAATCGTGACAGTGCCGCCCAGAGACACCGCTGTCCCGTTAATCGTGATAGCAGAGTTCTGAAGTTTGGCGTTCGTGACATTCGCGTCAACGATCTTCGTCGTCGTGACAGAACCATCAAGAGGAGTCCGCTGATCCGTCAGCCGAGTATCCGACCCGAGAACAGCCTCAGTCACACCAGCGTTACCAGCAGCAGGAACATTCACCGTGGAAGCCGTACCAAGCCCAGTCACCTGAGTGTTGGCGATAGCCACTGGGTCGCTGCCAGCGGAGCCGTGGCTTGCGGCGTGCGCTGTAGGAGTGCGAGAGTTCGTCAGACGAGTGTCATTGCCCTGCACAACCTCCGTGCTACTAGCATCGCCAGCAGCCGCAACATTCTTCGTAGACGCTGTACCCAGACCCGTGACCTGAGTGTTAGCAATGGTGACAGGATCGCTACCCGCCGACCCGTGCGTGGTCGCGTGAGCAGTAGGAGTACGAGCATCAGTAAGCCGCGAGTCATTCGTGTACACCAGATTCGCCGTGTTGCTGATCCCGTGAACACTGGTCGTATCTGACTCATGCGTAGACAAGTTGCCCGCCACCGCAGCAGCACTACCAGCCGGGTCATAGTTCCCTGCCAGCCCATCCGCATACGCTTCGGCAGCAGCCTGAGCAGCAGCCGCATCCCCGTAAGCGTCATACAGGTCATTCAGCGTGACAGCGCCAGTCCGGTTATCAACCGACGAGACAGGCGGAGCAGCACCAGCAGGAACCCACGCCGTGTCATAGTCAGCGTTCGATGCCTTAGCCAGAATGTAACCGTCAAGGCCACCCGGCTTCACGCCCGCGCCCGTAGCACCCGTAGCACCGGTAGCACCAGTAGCGCCCGCTGGACCCTGAGGACCAGTCGCGCCAGTCGGCCCAGTCTGACCCCTTGGAATGTAGAACGCTAGCGATACATTCTGAGCAGTACCCGACTGCACAACCTGAGCATCAGCGCCCGGAGCAGTTGTCGTCGTCGAAGCAACCGTGATCGTCGCCGCCGCGCCAGCAGCACCCGGCGTACCCGGGTCACCCTGCGGCCCCTGAGGACCAGCGGGAATATTATCTACCTGCGACTGGAGCGTGTTAATAGCCTCAATGACAAGATTAATGTCATCAGCAGGAGCACCGTCGCCCGGTGTCTTATTCGGCGTAGGTAGAGTAGGCATCAACCGCTCCTAGTTGTACTGCGAATCATAGTCTTCGGGATACACGTCATTGCTATACACGTTCCGCCAAGTGTACCCAGCAGCCGTCAACGCGTTATAAGCGAACGACCCAACCTCAGTCCGGTAATCAGTCCCACCAAGAATAAACACATACACGTTATCAGCGATAGTGTCGTCATTCTCAAACGTTTCACGCTCCACCACCGACCCATCGTCATACACGATGATGCTGTGCTGCGAGGAAGGCGACAAGAAGAATGACCACAGCGGGCTAATACCCGGCCCCTGCACCACCCTCGGCGGGGTAGTCGCCCTACCCAGCAACTGCACCTGAACCGTCACCGGAACCTCGCAGCCTTCCTAGCAATCTTCTTCGGCTGAGCCACAAACTGCTTACCCTTAGCGTTACCCCGAGCCTTAGCAGCGTTCGTCGCCCGCTTCTCCCCCGGAGTCAACGCCTTCCACGCCTTATCAGGCAGGTACCGCTTCCGGCCCTCACTCTTAGAGCCGTCCGACGTGCGCCACTTCTCACCAGTCCACTTCGACAAAGACTTCTGCGCCTTCGTCTTCCCACCCGAGTACCCGCCGCCAGACTTCTTATACTCAGCAGCGAGAAGTTGCGCTTTACGAGCAGACCACTGACCCGGCTTGCCCCCCTTGGAGCCAGCCATGATGCGGTTCTTGATCCGCTCACGCATAGCGGGATTCGTGTACGGCATTAGTCCTCGTCGTCCATGTAAGGACGAGTATCACTAGCGGGCACGATTACGGTCTTACCGCTACCACCATTAGACCCAAAGTTCTGCGGGCCGCTCTTCTTATCGTTCGGAGTGGAGCATCCACACTTCATGCACATGACTACTTTCCCTTCTTCACGCCGCTAACCCGCTTCAGGCGAGGATTCGCCCGCACGGCCTTCTTCGATGCTTTACGCGCACCAGCCGCGACAATCGCCCCAGAACGCTCCATGCTGATCCCCTGACGCTTAGCGATCTTCGCCTGCACCGCCTTAAACCCCGGATGCTTCTTGCCCTTCATCCCGCCGCCCTTCTCGTAAGACTTAGTAACAAATGTTATGCCCAGCGGAGCCACTAACAGTCCCACGCCCGCAGCGACTTATTAATCCGAGAGTTCGGATCATTCCGAGTCTTCTCACTCGTCAACTTCTTCTTCATCCCGCTCATCCGGGCACAGAACGACTTCCTGCGGGCAGCGGACTTCGGGGACTTCTTAGCCTGAGCCTTCTTCACCGGAGGCTTCAACCCCGGCTTACCCGGGTTAGCCTTGTTGTAAGAGGCACGTCCCTTAGCGTTCAAGCCCCCCTTAGGGTTCTTGCCCGCCTTCCGCTGCCACGCAGGAGAAGCCATCAGCGACCCTCAATGATCCGCCGCAGTACAGCCTTCTGAGCAGCGCTAATCTTCACAAGACCCTTATCGGCCTTAGAGAGAAGAGCACTAGCCTGACTAGCGGTCATGTTCGCAATTGCGCTCGCACCACCACCAATAATCTCAGCCTGCCCCTTAACACTCAGCGGGCTACGCGGGCGAGGGCTACCCTGAGGCGGCATCGGGACACCAAGCCGACCAGCAAGATACTTAGTCGGGTTCACGCCAAGACGCCGAGCAAACGCAGCAGCACTACTCGTAGCAGCCTTCTTCTGCGCGGGAGTCATCGACTTCCACTTATCCATAACCGTCTGCTGAGACATCAGATTAGAAGGAGTCTTGCCACCCTTGCCATAGCCAGCAGCCGCACCCATCTTCTTCTTAGCCTTCTGAAGATCAGTAGCCTTCTTACCCGGCTTATCAGTTGCAGGAGGAGGAGTCTTCCCGCCACTACCACCGCTGCCGCCGCCGACCTTCTTAGAACCACCGGGCATCTGACCGCCACCCATAGCAGACGGCTTCCTACCAACAGCCTGACCACGACCCTTCTTGTACATCTGGGTCTGACCAGCCTTGCCCTTAGTAGTGTCTGCTACCAGTTTGATACCGCCAGTAACCTTCTTACCGGTGCGGGTGTCAATGACGTAGCCCTTCTGACCGGGCTTCTTCACCCACTTCGTGTACTCCTGCTTAATAGCCATTACCGGCTCCCTCTACTGCGGTTACGGATAGTCTCAATCATCGTATCCATCTCACGATCCTTATCCCGCTGTGTCACGATACGCCGCTGAGCGGCAGTAAGACGCCCAGCCTGAGCCTTCTTACGGTACGTCGCGGACATCTCCTTAGCCGACTTCGGCTTTGGCGCAGGGGTGTTCTTCCGTACAGGCTTAGCCGCGCCCCACAGGGCATCCTCAGAATTCTTCTTACGCTTCACGCCACCCAGCGGGACAGGCTTAGAAACCTTCTTCCCGCTCTTACTAGGCTTCGTAGCCATAGCGACTCCTCAAAGATAGGGCAGTGCCCCCTCCCCCCGCTCGTGACGAGGAGAGGGGGCCACACGCTACGAAGCGAGCGTGGACTGCGTGTTGATGTGAAGCAGAGCCTCGCTACGGAACACCGAGTACCCAACAAGGTGGTACCAGCCAACCGACGCGAAACGACGCAACTTATCAACAACCGGCGACACCACAGTCTTCGGGTTCGCACCGAAACCGGGAGCCGTCGAGTACGCCTTAGCCAGAGCCTCAGCGCCCATCAGGTAGCCCTTACCCTGATTCGTCAGGTGATTGTTGATGACAATACGGACACCCTCGTAGGTGCCGACCTCACCCATGAACACGCTGTTCCCAGCAGTGCCCTCACCACCAGCGTAGCCAACCATCCAACGCCAACCGGTGTCGGTCGTGTCAGACATGATGTGCTGCGCCTGATACGGGCTGATGACAGCCACGTACATGCCGCCACGGAGCGGACGGACATTGTTCGACCGCAGGATCGCCACACCGTTACGCAGGGCGTCGCCGTCCAGCGGGGCGGCAGCGTTACCCACGGAGCCGATGGAGCCCGTGGTGCCGTCGTCGTAGGTGATGGTCGTGGCGTCGAGAGCGGTACGGGCCAGCGTGTCGATGGAGAGGCCAGCGTTGTAGCCGACACGCTCCGCGATCAGCGGGTCCATAGCGATCATCGAAGTGCCACGGATCAGGGCCGTGTTCGTGACAGCAGTACCGTACTCACGCATGTTGACCGTGAGCGCCTTGCTGGAGAGAGTCACCGAGTCAACGTCGATGTTCTCCAGCAGCGGGGTGGTCTGCTCCGCGATGTCATTCACGAACGAGAAGCGGACGCTGCCGCCACGGTGCGTGGTGTTAGTCGCCCGGACCGTAGCGAACTGGTCGAAGATCAGTTCCGGGCGGAGCGCCGGGTAGATGGCGAGATCGTAAGCCTTGGTGACGAACTGCGAGCCAAGGGTGATATCGACAATCGGGGCCGGTGCGTTAATGGAAAGCGGACCCGCAGCGGTGACAATCTCACCGGGCGAGTACATGGGGGACGTGCCGGGACCGTTCTGATTAGCCCCGGGAGTGCCAGTGCCAGCAGGCATTTTCTTGTTCCTTTACTGTTCGATGTTAGTGGGGATGCCGAACTGTCGAGCAACATCCAACATTGCTTCGATGCCGCCTTCCTCCATCGCTGCCTCCAGTTGCGCGAGAGCAGCCTCCTCAGAAACCCCCTCATACGCGGCTCCTGCCGAGGCGCTGATAACCCGCTGCTGAGCCGCTGCCGCTGCCGCAACATTCGGGTCATCGCTCTGAGACTGCGATGCTAGGAACCCCGCTTCCAGAGCGGCCTGCCTGATCGCGTCAGCGGACATCTCACCGTCGTAACCCTTAACGAAGTACTTCAGTTTCGGGTCATCCATGGGGAGGCCAGCCTTAGCGAAAGCCAGTTCACGCTTCAGTTCGTTGAGTTCCTGCTCCAACTTCTTCTTGCCATTCGCCGCACGACGCAGGCTCTTAATATCGCCAGTGTCGCCGCTTGACTCAATATCGTCGGAGTCGAAGTCGTCATCTGTGTAATTGTCAGACATTGCTCTTCCCTTTCCTTGAACACACCCCACCGGGAGTAGTGGAGTGGAGGTTTATTCCCACGACTCAGGTTTGAGCGTAGGGAGATAGAAAGCCGGAATACTCAGACAAGGACGGCCAATGCCTTGCTGGATGTAGCCAGTTTCAGCGCACCCACCTTGCGGCAGGGCCGACTACTAGCGTTACAGGTAGAGTATAAGCACATACCGGGAATGCAACGCAAGGGGACTAGCGTGTCGCTGCTGACCCAAGCCCAGTCACACCCTGTTGACCGGAAACAAACCCGCCGCCCTGCTGGAACCTGCCGACACGAGCCTGCTGAGCGCGCTCAATATCCCTCAGTGCCTGCTCCTCCTGAGCAAACGTGCCCGAGATCAACTGCTGCTGGGACACCACATCGCCCCGGCCCTGAGTCAGGCCACCAAGCGCAGCGACCTGACCAAACCCAGCCCGGGCCTGCTCCTGACTAATACCAAGCCCCTGCAACTGCTCAGCCCCAGTCACCCCAATACCCACACCCTGACGGGCGGCCTCAGTGCCAATCAGGCTGGTCGCGTACTGCTTCTCCAACAGCGGGAGAGCCTTATCTGGGTCAAGGAAGTACGCCGCTAGGCCACCCTGATCCACGCCGTAGAAATCTGTCATCGTGCGGCGCACATCCTCGGGAGCCTCAATCGCTGCCGCTGACGCCATGATCGCCCGGTCATTCAACTCAGCCGCAGACACCTCATTCGTCAACAGATCAGTCACACTACTTGACAGTAGCCCCGAAGGAAAACCATACCTCTGCTCTAGTTGAGCCGCAGTACGCTCATACTCAATATACTCAGCCTCACTCAGGGCGCGACCCCGAGAAGCAAGAGCCTCCATCGCAGGAAACCGCTGCTTGTACTCTGGGGTCTGCCGCAAAGTGATAGCGATAGCGTCCGCAGACATGCCCTGCTTCGCGTACTCCACAATCTTGTCACCCAGAGACGACAACCCATACTGGGCAAACAGAGCCTTCAGACTGTCGATAACAGCGTTCCGCTGCATTGATCGCTCGTAATCCTGCTGCTGCAACTGGCGAGCCATAGCAGCATCATCGGCCTGCTTCTGAAGATCAGATTCTGACGGCCCAGAAGAAGTAGTTGGGGTTGGCTGGTTGCCGATACCCTGAGCAACAGCACGATCCTTTGCCTGCCAGTAACTAGCAGCAGCCTGATTATTCGCAGCAGTGCGAGCCGCCTGCATCGCTCCAAAGAAAGAAGTATCAACGCTCATGTCAGGCTCCCACGAATCCGAACATCTTCAGCACATCATTAGCGATACCAGTGATCTCATCCTGAGCCTGCTTCGTCCCCATCCAGCGGGGGTCATTCCGCAGTTTCTTCTGAAAATCCCACAATCCCATTACTTTCGGGTTGCCCTTATCGTCCACGCCAGTCATCGCCTCACGCAGGTACGGGTCATCTAGACGAATCTGATCCGGCATGATCTCAAAAGTCTCAGCCATCACATTGATATACCCGCTAGCCAGATCACGCGCATCCATACCCGCCATGATCTTCTCCGACCACGTAGGCCACAACGAAGCCGCCTGCTGGCGAATATCTCGCAACTGGTCTTCTTCTGTAGTCAATCCAGCCACTACAGAACGAGCCGCACCCTCATAGTAAGCGCCGCTCAAATTCAATCCATTTGCGACAGCGGTCTGATACAAACGCTCCTGAAGCGTTCCCGCTCCACCGCGTAGCATCCCCTGCCCACCGACACCTTCAATCTGGGTTGCGAGCGCCTGATCCAGTAGCATCTGACGCCCAGTCTGGCCCCATCCCCCCATCAAAAACTGATCCGCAATGCTTTCCAACTCAGCGGCAGACAGTTGAGCGCCCACATCAACAGCACGCCGCTGCACAAAGTTACGAGCATCCTGAAGAGTCGCCTCCCAGTCAGCCCCACCAATAGCCTTACGAGTCAGATAATCACGCGCATACTCATTATTTGTCTGAAACCATTGAGTCTGCTGCAACTGCGACTGAAACAGGGCAGGCTCCCACTGCTCCCGAGTAGCAGTCTGAAGCAACTCCATCAACTCATTGTCACTCTGAAAAACCTGCCACGCGATTTTGTAATTAGCGGCAAGTTCGTCTGATGACAGCGGGTCAGGACGGCTCTCCCGATACTTCCGCCGCTCACGAGGCGTAACCTCGCCATCCTTATTCAAGTCAGCAGGCTTAAAATCAGTAGCCATAATCAACCCACCGGATTCCGTAGAGCACCAAGAAACGCATCAAGATACGTGGTCGCAGCAGCGTACTCAGCAGCACCCTCCTGAGCCTGAGCAAACTGCTCCGCAAACTGGGTCGGTTGAGCGCCACCAGTAGTCACCGTCGCTGCCTGCCCCATCGGGGTAGTAACAGTCGGGTTCTCCATCTCATACCGGTTAAGGGCGCGAACAAACTCGCTCTTCTCCTTATTCGTAGCCGCACGCCCAAGATACGTGCGCAGCGAGTTATTCAGCAGCCCCTCAGCGGTCATAGGGTCTGTGAGTCGTGTCTGAGTGACCGGCCCAGAGTAACGACCGCCTTTACCGTCCTTGCCGCCACCAACACCGGGCGCACCGTTATCACCCAGATACTGCTTAGCAAGAGCCTCCAGAGGACTAACACGCTGACCGGTCTTACGGACAATGTAGTTAGACATCATTATGCCGTCAGACCAAACCCCCTTCTTCTCCTCCTCATTCCACCCATACGGGCGCTTCGCATTCATAATGCGATTTAGCAGCGCATTCTCCTGCTCACCAAGAGCCGCGTAAGCCCCCCAAATATCCTGCGAAGGATCAAACACATCCTGCACGGTAATAGGCTGCGCAGCACCAGCCTGATACCCATACTTAGAACCCATATAAACGCCCTGAGTGGCAGCCTCAGACGTAATAAGAGGAATACCAAAACGGTCGTTCAGCGGGGTAGAAACCATATCAGGCATCAGCCCATCCCCTCCGGGTAATAGTTAGGCATCTGGTTACTCATATCCGCCTGTGCTGGAGTAAAAGGAATAATATCCGAAGTCAACACAATCTGAGGCTGATCCGGGTCCTCATCCCCAGACAAGTACCGCTCCTGCTTCGTACCCCAGTCAGGGAACCTCATCCCCAGATCAAACCGGAAACTAATCCACTGCTCCTTAATCTGCTTCTTCACCTCAGAATCATCCGTGCTCGCCAAAGCCTCCAGCACCTGATCCCGGGCATACATGTACTGGTCCGCTGCACCATTCAGACCCCAAATCGGGTCATCCTTATGCGCGTCCCGCCACCGCTGGTCACTAAGAGCGGTCTGGATAACCATCACAGTGTCAAGAGTACGACTAGACACGCCACTCATGTAATCCCCATACCAAGCCTCATACCGGGGATCAACCCTCAGGCGAGCCACCATCTCCTTCTTCAACTGCATCAAACCCTCAGCGCCAGCCGACCGAAGCGACTTCAACCCACGCTCAGCCAACTTCGCGTTAATCACATCCATATTCCGCAGGTACTGTGCCCACCCCGCTGAAATCTGAGTATCAATCGCCGCCTGAGCCGGGTTCTTCACCTCACGGAAAAACCGGTCAGTGTTCGGGATATTCGCCAACTGCTGAGCCGCACTAAACGACGGGTCATAGTCACCGCGAGTATTACCCGCCAGCACGCCAATCAGGTTCAGCGTGTTGTTATTAGACAGGCGAGGAGCGACAGCGCCAATCAGGTCCGAGTGATTCTTCGCAAGCCGGATAGAGTCCGCTGTAGCATCCAGTCCAGCCACACTCTCCGTGCTACGAATCCTAAGAATCTGCTGGACAGTGCCACCAAACTTCTCGTAAATTTTCATGTTAGCGATATCAGTGTTTGGCTCGCTCTCGTAAATACGACGAGCAGCATCCATAACAGGTGTTATCTCGGACGTGAAACCCGGAGGAGTGAACGCGGCAAGGTTGAATGCCATGCGCATGAAGTAGAAGTTACGAGTCTTATCGCTGATCTCATCCGGCGTGGGAGGCTCATCCCGGTATCCGCTGAAGTACTTCAACTGCTCGCTCTGGTAAATCTTGTCATACCACGCCGTGTAAGCCGAAGATGAACCCTCACCCTGTAGGAACTGAAACACCTTCTGGCCCCACGCGGGAAGCACCTTGTCGATAGAGAACGGGGCAGCAGACATTCCACTAATGTCCTCATCGCTGCCAAAAATGTAACTCTTAGTAAAATCCCACACCTGATCCGCAGTATCCTGCCCCAGCACTGAGACAAGCGGGTCAGGCGCGGTCGGGGACATGCCAAGAATGTCATGCTTCATCAACTCAGAGACAGGAAGCACAACGACCGGTCCCGGGGTCGGGATAGGAAGCGCCCCACCAAAACCCGTAGGCGGTGCGATCAGGTTGAATTGCTGCTTATTGAACGTAAAGTCAAGCATTGAACTCAGGCCCAGTTTGTCTCGCAGCCCTTCAGGAATCCACTCCAATGGTGCAGAGAAATGAATCCTGCCTTCCTCGTCCTCTAGCCCAGCGCGAGAAGGAGCGTTCCAGATCATCACCATCAGTGCCGCTACGCGCGGGTCATTCCATAGAATACGACCCACCGCTGTCAGAGAGTTCTGGCTAGCGCTAATAAACGGGAAGACCGCCTCACCATACTGGCCCAGTAGCGTGCGCCGGTCAATGGTGTACAGCCAGTCCTTTGTATCCTTCAACGCCCGACTATGCGATGCTTGACGGATAGCGTTAACTTCACTCACGCTAAGCGAAGCGTTATCAGGCTTCTGAGCCAAGTACAGTCGAGTCAGCGTGTCATATGTCTTCTGGAAGCGACGCCCATAGAACGGGGCACGAACAAACGTGTCTTCAGGGATAGTGCCAAGAATACGGAAACCCTTATCCGACACTGCGCGAATAGTGTCCATGAACGACTTGCTACCAACGATCTCCCCATCATTGCCAATAACAGGAATCAGGTTGTACCTATCGCCGTTAGCGTTACGAGCATTTGACCCGATCATTGTTTCTAGTTCACTAGCAAACTTGGCGAAAGGCTGCTGATCGGCTGTGCTAAGAGAGCCGCGCACGAACAAGTCACGCTGCAACTCAGGGCTATTTGCCGTCAGTTGACGGTACCGTTGAATCATGCGGGTCGCGTAAGCGATAGCGTCCTCAACGCTAATCGCTGGGGCTAGACCAGTACCGGGAAGGTCCTTAGGCTTATCAAGTTTCTCAACCTTGTCCTGATACTTCCGCTCAGCCTTCGTGTACGCGTCACGACGCGTCTGAATATACTTTTCAGGATCACGAATCTGCCTACCATCAGGCCCAATCAAAGTAGTGCGAGAAGGCTTTGTTCGCTGATCCTCAGCCAACTTACGCCTAGCCCACGCAACATCATCCTCAGCCTGACGAATAGCGTCCCTAGCCGTGTCAGCAGCCTCACGTTCAGGAAGAGCAGCCTTCAGCGCGGCCTCATGTGCTTGTGCTACCCGCTGCCCATACTCAATCAGGTACTCGCCCTTGACATTATTAGCATCAGTCACCCAATGCGCGATCTCGCGCCCACGCGGAGTATCACGCAGGAAAGTGCCTACAAGTGCAGCAATCTCATCATCTGTCCGCTGACCCTGAGCAATCTCACGAATAATGATCGCCCCAACATCAGACTGCTTCCACTGGTTAAGCATTGTGGCAAGACCATCCCAGTAGCCCTCCTCCCCCGGGCTGCGTGCCACATACACCTTAGTAATCTGATGCGACATCAGGCTCTTCATCGTGTTTACACGCAATGCCATAACCTGACGGTTTGTAGCATCAGAACTCAGGTTTGCTAGCGCAATATTTGCGTAAGTATCGTTAGGGTCAAATGCTCCACGATTTGAGTAAGCCATAAATGTGCTACGCAACGTCTCAGGATCAGTAACGTTAGCCTGCCCCTGAAACACACGACGCTTAGCAAGAGTCTGTTCGCGGAACATCAACGCAGACGACCGCATATCAGTAAGCATCTCGCGCTGAGCAAACAGCATCGGCATGACTAGTTCATCAAAATAGTCAAGATTACTTGCCACGCTTGCCAAATCATCTGGCAGCGCACCAACAGCGCCACCCTCAATTCCGTCCATGAGAGCAAGACGACGCTCAATATCGTTAGAGAAAAGATCAAGCCGAGCAACAGCCGCGTCGGCCTGATTCTCAGTCATCCCAGCCGGACGATTATTCCTCAGCCGTTCCTTTTCCTTAGCAAGTTTCCCCAAGCGGACCCGAAGGCTCTGCTGCTTTGCAAGTCGCCAAGTCTTATTCTCACGAGCAAGTTCACGGACAGCCTCATCCATGACCAGCACGTGATGACTAATCGTTGCGTCGATACCTTCAACATTCTTCGCATGCCACTTGCGAAATGCCCTAGGCATCTGCTCAATGGTTGCGCCCTCCCGAGCAGCAACTGTCGCTGCCTGCACAGCGCCACGCCCACCTTCACGCCCATACCGCGCAGACCGAATCGTGTTACCCGTGCTCATCCCCAACTGGCGTGCAGCAAACCCAAACGGGGCGAGAGAGAACTGAAAGGCAGCAGAACGGAACAAGCCCTCCGCTACGTTACGCTGCGTGTACCCAAGGCGTAGAAGAACAGCGGGACGCCAGATATCCTGAAAATTGTTGTACGCCTCTGCTGACCACGCAATTGCCGGATCAAATAGTTGCCGAGTAGTTTTCTTATCCCGGATAATGCCGTTCTCAATAGCACGCCAGTTGTACGCAATTTCTGCTCCCTGCAACTGGCTTTCAAGGTATGGCACGGCGTTTTCAACCTTTTTGCCATCTACCTCATCAACCCAGACACCGTGCTTGATAATGTTGTCTTTTATCTGGGCACGTGCGCTATTAGTCTTATTAATGATCGCCTGAAGATTACTGTTTTGGATTCCGTAAAACAGTTCCATTTCTTCAGTAATAGTGCGCTCTATAACTCGTAGCGCTTCAGCAGTATCAGCCTGCCCCTTCACTCCACCACGAGTAACACTGTTGACGTACATGGTTAGCAGTTCTTCCTTGCGCTGAGAACCACCAACAGTTCTTACATTCCCGTTCTTGTCAACAACTTCCTTACCCTTGCCGCCATAAAAACGCATGCTGTTAAGCATGGCGCGAACCTCACGCGCTGATTCCTGAGCGCCAACACCAGCAATGCGGATAATGCCCGAAGGCGCCTCAGCGCCAAGATAGCGCCATACCCGCAGAGTACGACGGGCCTTACCCAGCGGGCTATTCAAGTATGTGAACTCAGTTGAATCCCACAACTTGCTACCACGAGTTGTCTCAGTCTCATACTGAGCGCGAGCACGACGCTGCCGGGAACCCTCGACAAAACGACCAAACCGATTATTAGCAGAAAATCCCTTAGTAATCTCGACAAGAGAGCCAGTAGCGTTCTGGGCCTGACGAATAGTTTGATCCAGTTGACTATTCCTAGCGCGAGCAAACTCAATGCGCCTCTTAGTAAGTTCAAGTTCAGCGGGATCAAAAACCCTAGACCCGTTATCGTCAACAACATCCAACCACTTCTGGATTTCAGTGTTCTTGCGAGTCAGGACATCATCGACCTTAGCCAGAAAATCTGGGTCATCAGCATTGTTGTAAAGGACCTTCAACTCGCGGTCGTAACGATCCAGCCGAGCCTGATGCTCAGCGATCATCTTGGCTTTCTTCTTAGGATCAGACAAGACGATGTTAGAGATTAGTGCCCGTTCGCCATCAATAAGTTCAGTGAAAATATCGGGACGCTTGGTCATCAGTTCAGCGACAGCATCCTTATCGCCCATTGCCTGTCGCATAACAAGAGCAGCCTCGTCATACGTGCGAGCGTTATACAACGCTGTCGCTAGCGCGTCACGGTTACCAGCAAACCGAATAACCTTATGGTTATAGATTTCTTCCCACGATGAGAGTTTCTTCCCGTCAGCGTCCTGTCGGACAGCGTTACGCAGGAACATGGCGCGAGGAGAAATGTCCAGATCATTAAGGTCGTCGAGGTCAACCTCAATGCTGCGTTGCCTGCCGTCAATTACAGCGTCGGTGCCGTAACGGGCATCCAGATTATTCTGGAGGATGCGCTGGCCTTCGTAAATCTCATCTGTTGCTCGCTGAAGTTTTGCGGGGCTGTCAATGAGTTGATCGACGTAGCGTAGGCGGGCGATCTTTGCTCCCCAGCCAGCGACAAGGGTGGGGTCCGCAAACGCGAAACCGAAGTCTCCCATACCGGAGAAGATGCGTTCAGCGCCGTTATTGAAAACCTCACGGTCCTTAGGGTCAGTGATATCAAAGTCTGACCGCTGTACTGGGGTGTCTGGGTCAATCTCTGCTGTGATAGCAGCACCAATAGTGGGGAGTGCGCCGAACGCTACAGCGATAGCGTCTCCAACAGTTGATTCTCCACGCCTGACACGGCCCATGGAAATGCCAGCGTTAGCGACAAGCATCTGCCCAAAAGAAACATCGTTGGCTTCATCAAAGGTAAGCGTTCGCGTGCCACCGGGAGCAGCGGACATTGCCGCTACCGTGTACTGGTTTACCCGGTCAAACCCCCACTGCAATCCACGAAGAAACCCATCAAACGCTGCCTCGCCACCAACAACGGCAAGATCATCTGACTTAAAGTTCCCGTTCTCGTCAAACGTGTCACTCGTGTCAAACAGGTTAGCGATCCATGACTTCTCTGGGGGTTCGCTAGCCTCGACAGTCTTAGCCACGTTCTGGACGTCACGTACCTGCTGCTGCTCTTCAGGAGTCAGGAACTGGTTTGCGCTACGCGGCGCTGTCGGCTGCGGGAGAGTCTTACCCTCTGGTGTTACAGGGTTCTGGCCCGTGCCCAGTGTTGACGTGTTAACAGAGCCGCCAACAATGTTCGCGCCATACAGGTTAAGCCCTGATGTTGCGGCAGTGCTTTCCGCTGGCTTAGCGCCAGCAGCGGTTACCTTTACCCCGCCACGGCTTACATCAATACCGTAACCCTCGGGGGAGATAACTGGGGGACGATACGGCTGCTTCTTCTTACGCGCCATATGCGTTCACCTGAGCAAGGTTAATCCCCGTAACGTCAAGAATAAAACTGTCTCTCTGGTCTATGGAATCCCATGGGAGTGTTGCAAACGAGATAATCATTGGTGCGTTCTCAATACCAAAAGCACGAGTGAAAGCATCAAGGTCATCCACGAATGACATCAGCCAAATCCCTTAATGTAGCGGGCCAGCATGCGGACACTATCTGGGGTTTCCGGGTCGTTAGACAGAATATCCATCATTGGCCCCCACCGTTGCGCTAGGCGGGCAGTCTCCTGTGCGCGGGGATCAAACCCGGTGAGGGCTTCACGGCCAGCGCCCGGGCCAATGCCCAGACCAGTGGTAATGGGTTCACCGGGACGCTGCGTGGGGGTAGAGATAGACGGGATATCGTCGGGTGACACGCCAATCATGGGGGCTTCCATGCTAGGAGCGTCTACGCCTCCAGCAGCCGGGGAGCCAGCCTCCATGTTGTAGTTCATCATCATGTCAGTCCGGTTGGTGTACGCCTTCCCGGGTGTTCCCTGACGTGACCCTCCACGACCACGAGGCATTACACCGCTCCCCTCTCAATGCCGCGCATAGGCTGGACAGTCATCGCTGGCCTACGCAACTGGCCCAGCATGTCACCAAGAGAAGCCATCCCGCTGCCAAGGCCCGGGATAGGGGACTGGGGGCCAGCCATAGCCTGCACTGTCGCGCCAGCAGCAGCCATATCTGGGGTCATCTCCTCAGGAGCGGTAACTGCCTGCTCCTGCTTCTGCTCCTTCAAAGCATCCTCAGTGACTTTGTTCAGTGCTTCAGCAAGTTCCATGCGGTCGTTCTTGACTAGTTGCATGACCTTAGCCACGACAAGCGGGGGAATAGCGCCGGATGCTGCCTGCTGCTGAAGGCCAGACATGAGAGCCTGCTCTAGTCCCTCAGCGATAATGCTGTCCCGCTCGACCTCAGGGTTATCAATGTACGGGTCAAGGGTTGCGGCTGTCTCTTTGGACATGATGCCCAGTCCGACACGCTGACCGATACCAATAATGAGGCTGTTGATGTCTGCGCCGCTAGCGGGGTAGGAGACAACATGCTCGCTTGTTTCAAACGTGTCGTTAGGAACATATGTTACGGGCCGAGCGCTATTCCCGGTCCCAACATAAATGGTGCGCTTTTCGTTACCGGCCCACGCCTTTGACAGTTCAATAGCGATCCGGTCTTCCTCTTGCAGCGAGAACGCGAACGTTTCCTGTGCTTCCGCTACGGGATAGTCGATGACAGCGGAAAGTACAGCGTCACCTCGCCGCCCAGTACGAATATTGCCACCGGACTCGCCGCCAAACTCTGCGGGGATTCCAGCGGTAACACGCTGGTTCCTCTCCAGACGGTCAATGGTGGGG